CTCATACCTCTCTTTCTAAAACTATATTGTTGCCATCCCAGCAAATTGAAACTTCGAAATTATCATGCAAAATCGTAACTAATTGTTCCATGTTCAAATGTTGTTGGTCTAACCTCTCAGCATTAGCTTTCTCAAGCTTTTTAACATCTTCTAATTTTTCTAAGATAATTTTGTGGTCTTTTTTTAAGGTATCAATATCATTTTTTAATGTAGTGACATCCTTTTTCAAATCACCTTCAGTAGCTTTAATGATCGTGAAATTACCATTTAAATCTTTACGATAATCACCATCTAACCCACTACCAATATTGGTCTTAATTTCACTCATGTAACATCACTTTCTTTCACTACTTTCAGCTCCCCATCATCATTTACGGACAAAATAAAAACAGTCCCATTTGGTGACTGCAATTTTAGCTTATTCATCATTAATTTACTTATTCGTTCTGCATCGTTATCCCGAAAAATAATTCCAAATGGTGTTATCACGGAATAAAAATCAGTACCGTTGGTGGAATAGCCTAATGCATTACCACCTCGCAAGCCAGTTGAATCAATTCCATAACCAACAAAAGCACCCTCTTTAGGTTGATTTGGATTAGTAGGATCAACAACTGGATTACTACTTTTCGGTTCAGTGACCAGGTCGCCTGTCTTATCCAAACAACGAACATCGTCCATTTGCCACAGGTCACCTTTATCTGGTTCATCATCAGAAACGATCCATTGATAATAATCATCAGATTCTCCTTTAATACCAGTATTCCAACCAGCGGATAACCAGTTATTGGTGAACCCTAAAACATCATCTGGAGGTGAATTTAGAAACATAAATGCTCCACTAGTTAATCCAAGAGTTTCAGCATTTTCGAGTGAGAAAGTAACCTCACCGTCAATTGCTTCGTAATCATGATAGCCATGAATATACATTCCTTTTTCTTTCGCCTTAGCAATAAAATTACTGGCTTGAGTGTCTTGAGTGATACCATGTGACAGTCGAATCACTACAGCTTGAACCCCATCAGTAACTAACTTATCCCAGTCAATATTCGTTTGTGTTTCGGATAAAACTACTATGTTATAACCCTGATCCAAATTGGTTCACCTCCTCGTCCGTCCAGGTCTCTTGACCAGATGAATTATCAGTCGCTTGACTAATACTTGAATTTTTAGCAGTTTGAATATTCTTATTGCGAGATTTTTCATAATCAAGAATCGTCTTAGCCGTTTGGTTCAAAGTAATTGACGTACGACTAGTCTTACTAAACGGGTGGTACTCATAACCAACAACTCCCATATTAGACACAAATTGTTTAGGTCGAATCTCTAAACGAATCATGTCACCTGGAGTCACTGGATCATTATTATCAGCTGTCGCTTTAATACTTAAAGTTGGGTCTGGTTTTAATTGAGTAAGAACCCATTTTTTCATCTCATCTTTATTCTTAATGGTGTCACTAGAAACATCACCGCCCGGATGCAATCCCCATTTTTTGATAGATTCATCATCTTGAACGATGAATGGTTCAAAGTAATTTTCGGTGGTTGTTGTCGATGTGGTTGCATCTTCACCACTGTTATCATCGTTGTTTCCACTATCATTATTATCAGCAACTATCTTAGCCATATCATTATTACGAGCAATCCATGAAGGCGGATAGTAACTGATTGGTTCCATTCGACACGATTCACCAGGTTGTGGTTCGTAGATCATCGTTTTAGAATCCAATGCTAAAGCCACATGATGACTTGAACCGTGTGCACCATAGAACAACATATCACCAGTTTGTGGCGTACTTACCGTGTGTCCGTATCTCTCCATTGAAACAGTGTAAGCTGGGATATTAATACCGAAATCATAATAAACTTGTGAAACGAAACCAGAGCAATCCATTCCAGCTCTGGGATTAGATTTATTATGACCACCCCAAACATACGGTACACCGAGATATTTCTTAGCATCCGCAATCACTTTTTTAGCACCAGTACCAGCAACCGTCGTCTTTTCGTGAATAATCGAATCACGTCTTCGGCTACCTGTTGGACCCCAACCACCTAATTTCATATCAATTTCCCAATTACTATTATTGAAGAATGCCAATAGTTGATGAAACCCTTTAAGAATATTGGTATAAGGTTTGACCATGTACGCATTAAAAGTTGATTGAATAAATTGAACTAACCCTTTGCTGGGGTGTCCAGCTGCTGCATTCGAATCACTATTATTAACAACTGTTTCACTACCGCCAGATTCATGCTGGATTAAGTCTTTGATTTTATTTACATTCGCATCGCTAATTTTGACTCCCATTAATTTAGCGGCATAACGAATCGCTGGACCCCAATCACCGTTAACAGCGGTTGTAGCACCACTTAACTTCGAAGAATCACCAGTTGTAACGGTCTTTTCAAAAGTTGGGCCAACTGCTCTAACTTGATTGACGATATCAGTGCTATCGTATTCAAAGTTAATCTCTGAAGCACTATTAAGATAATCAATTCGGTGACCATAATTTTTAAAAAAGTTGTCTCGAGTATATACTTTGATAACTCTACCGACTGGATAAATTACACAATCAGACCACAATTCTAAAATCTTAGATAAAGCATCCTTAGCGGAACAGTTACCTAAATCAGTAATTTTTTGCTTTGAAAAATTACCAATTATGTTGTAACTAAAACCTAATTTATTATCTTTAAAGAAATATTCCAGAATATCAGTCGGAGTGTAATTCGCATCCCCTTTTTTTACTTTACGTTGGTAAATTTGACCAACTTCGCTATAAACGTGCGTAGCTGAAATACTAAGCGTTTCAATGCCTTGTGAATAATCTGGTGTGGCTTGCTTAATAACGTATTCAGAACCATCGTATTTAATCGTATTTTCAACTGACAAATTAGCATAAGCTGGACTGCCATCATTCCATGTCGTTAGTGATAATTTAAAATCTCCATTCATTTCCCACGTAATAGCAAAGCTATCTGGAACAAATGAAGTTAAGCGATCAATACTGGAGCTATTTTTCGCTTGAATAAGAACTGGTTTTGTCATGATAGATAAATGAATGGAAAACTAAAGGTAATATCAACCGAGGTTGCTCCAGTAACTTCGATGTCATTATTACCAATTTCTAATTCCAGATTCTGAAAATTAGTATCTGAATTACAATTTTTACCATTAAAAAAACTATTAACCCCATCAAGAGTAATAGTATCTTTACCATCTGATTTTTTATTGTAAGACCAAACAGTACCGTTAGTCTTATTCGTAATCTTTAAAGAATTACCAGTAAACTTACTAATTATCTTTAAATCGTGACGCTTTAAATACGGATCGATTTTAATATCCGAAGCGTTGTAAACCTTAAACTTAGTCGTTGTAAAATGATAAGTCGGATTACCTTCAGCTAAAAGGTTCATTCCTAGTTGCCAACCATTTTGTTCAAACGTGTAAGGCGAATCAGAGCGATACATTGAATATCGATAACCACTCGGATTATCGAACGGAATCGTAAACAATGCATTATGGTCACCCACACTAATCGGAGCTATCTCAAATGGTGTTGGATAGACGAAATAAACCTTGGCTGGATCGGTGCTAGTCCGAATCCGAATTAATTGACGATAACCAAACAGTCTGTAAATCTCATGCTTTAATAATTTGAAATCAGTGTGATCTCGGTACTGTAACCAAAAATTAGCATTCACCGTTGACCTAGCGAATGTTTGATAAGCAAACGGCGAACCATCAAGGTTAGCAATATCTTGATACGTATTGGTAAATTGTGGTATTGAATCTTCAGAACGAAACAGCAATCCTTTAATTCGTTGACTGATTTCAAACTCATCCTGGTCACCAATCTTCATCCAGAATTTTGGTTTCATAAATTCACCTCCTAACTTGATGGACCATACATACTTAATGACAAGTCCTTAGCTTCTTTGCGATATAATCCATCAACATCAAAACTACCTTGTCGCATTACCGCTTGTAATTGAGCTCGGTTAATCGCTAGTAACTCACCAAAAGTGCTACTCATCGTATCAAACTTATCACCTAACGCTTTAACTAACTTCTGGTCACTGTCGTTGACCGTATTAATAACAGTAGATTGTGGAGCAACGGATTCACTAATACTATCCGAAGCTTTAATGATGCTTGAAGATTCTGGAATAGTAGGACTTACTAGCTTTTGTCCTTTAATCATGTTCGCAGTTAGTCGAGCCGGAATAATCTGACTACCTCTAGGCAAGTCTTCAATTACAACATTTCTTCCCTCTGGAACAAAAGCTCTGCGACCAGGTATCTTAATTGCTTCACGATAGACTGGACCAGCCTGATCATTAACTAATGCTGAACCACCTTGAAAGTTTGACGTACCTTTTTCAAAACCAATTGAGTGCCACAATTTAGCAGCACCCGATTTAACCGCCTTAAATAAAGCAGTAATCGTAACTTCTTTGCCTTTAACACTATCAATTGACCTCTTAGCTGAAGTAACACCACCGCTAGTTTTATTGCTAGCAGTGATAGATTTATTACTTGGCATCTTCATAAATCCATTAACTGTGCCTTTAGAACTGGTAACACCGCTTTTAGTATTATTAGCTGTTGTTAAAGGTTTCTTACCGTTCATACTAGTAAAGCCTTTAACCGAAGTCTTTGAACTATTAACACCACTATTAGTGTTGTTTTTAGCGGTCAATGAGACAGATTTAGGTTTTGAGTTACCAAAATCTTTAACATTCTTTTTAGCAGTCTTGGCTGGACCAGAAGCTTTATCAGTTGCTTTTAATCCAATCGGATTAGGCATCTTAATGCGTCCATATTTATCGACCGATATTTTAGCATTGTTAGCAGCTTTTGAAGCATTATCTTTAGCTAATAGGTTTTTAACTTCGCTTTTTGGTAAACTAATGTATTTTTTATAATCATTGGTAACTTTACCGACAATCTTGCTAGCACCTTTGTCGTTAGCAATTAAGCTCTTTTCTTTGGTTGGAAGACTATTCCAATCTTTTACGTTCTTAACGCCTTTAGCAACATCACTAGCACCCTTAGCTTTAGCTACGACCGTCTTCATATGTGGTGTAAGATTATTCCACTGATCAAGTCCAATCTTAGCTTGTTTCATTGCTGGAGAAGCATTGTCTTTTAGGACAGCTTTCTTTTCCTTAACACTTAATTTGTTCCATGTTTTAACATTTGAAACAGCATTAAGTAAATCAGACTTACCTTTAGCCGAAATAATTGCTTTCTTTTCAGCTGGAGTGAATTTGTTCCACTCTTTACCCTTTTCAATCATTGCAGCTAAATCATCGCCACCCTTAGTAGCGATTAAAGCCTTCTTATCTTTAAGGGTTAGTTTGTCCCACTTACCAGCATTAACAGCGGCAATTCCAATCATTGAAGCCGCATTGGTACTCATTTTTCCTTCTTTAACCAGAAGCATCATTGAGTTCCACTTGTCTTTGTTCTTAACAGCTTTATCAACTTCTGCTTGAGCATTAGTTTTTAACTTACCAGTCTTTGGATCAAGCACCATATCATTCCATGACTTAGCAGCTTTTTGAGTCTCTTTTGACATATCGCCTGTAAGCTTAATTGCTGTACTAGCAGTATCTTTAAGGCTCTTGGTATACTCTTGCATCGCCTTTTGAGCTTGCTTATCAGTAAAACCATTAGCTTCTAAATCTTGAAGAATCTCACTCTTTGACTTACCCTGTTCTCTTTCAGTTCGTATTAAATCTTCACCTAATTGAGTAAGTGTAGCATTGTGAGTTTTGGTTAAAGCTTCTTCAGCGACATTCGCTTCTTGTGCAGTAATCAACCCATCTTTTCGAGCTTGATTGATTTTCCCGTATTTCTTGTTATAAGTGTCGATTTCTTTGTATGCTGCATCACCAACATCTTTAGCAGTTTGTGCTAACTGCTTTTTGGTCATGGTACCAGTCTCACCAAGTTCTGCTGCTAAAACTGATTTTTTCTGACTAGCTTTAAGATTTAAAGTTTCAACCTCATCTTTAGCCATTTTGCGTTGTAAGTTCGCAATCGCTGTTGCTTGATCAGATGTTAACTTTACTCCATCTTTAACAGATTGAGCTGTAATATCGCTAACTTTTTTCGCAGTTGATTGCATATCAGCAATACGTTTTTGATCAGCGGTACGTTCTTTATTAGCTTGATCTAATAAAGTTTGACCAGCAGTACCACCTAATTGTTTAGCAAGTTTTTCGGCTTCTTTATACTTCTTATCAACGCTCTTAGTCGTTGAATCAACCATATCTTGAAAAGCTTTATCAACTTCTTTAGCACTTTTTTTAGCATTGGTATTGAAACTGTCTAACGTTGTTGAAGCTTTAGTTTCAAAGTTACTCATATCAGTTGCTGCATCTGATGCAGTTTTACCAATATCAGATCCCCATTCTTGCGCACGTTGAGAACTCTCGTAAGCTTTCTTGCCATAAAGTTCCCAATAACCAGCACCAACTAAAGCTGCAACTCCAACACCAGTAACGGCGGCACCGGCTACAGTCAATGATGTTCCAAGTACACCAGCACCAGCTTCTGTGGTCGTTAAAGCTGTACCAAATATGCTTAACCCACCTTTGCCAGCAACAGATGCTTTAGTAGCTAATCCTTCAACTTCTTTACCAGCTGTAGTAGCTCCTGTAGCAACATCACCTAATACTTCTTTAGTCGCTTGTGTTTTGGCTTTCCATTCTGCAAATTTACCAACCGCAGTAACAATCGATCCACCAACTTTACCAAATCCACCAATTAACTTACCAGTCATCGCTAGGACTGGACCGCCAGCAGCTGCAAGTAATGCAAATTTAATAATTGTATTTTGAGTAGAATCGTCTAAATCAGAAAAGCCATCAACTAAATCTTTGGCTTTATTAACTAATGGAATTAATTTAGGGACAAGTTTAGCTCCTACTTCAATGCCTAAAACTTGTAATGAAGCCAACAATTTTTTGACGTTATTTTCTGAAGTATTACTCATTTCTTCAGCTTGTTTCTTAGTAGCACCGGTTGAATCTTCAGTATCTTTAGTCAATTGACGTAATTTACTTGATCCAGTTTCTAGCAAGGCATTCATTGCTGATTGATTTTCACGACCAAAGGCTGTTGCAATAGCTTTGTTTCGGTCAGCTTTGTCCCAACCTTTAGTACCTTTAGTAATATCATCGATTAAACGTGGTAAGTCATTAGCATCTTTCTTAAGTTCACCAGCTGAAATTCCCATAGAACTAAATGCTTTGGAAGCATTCGGAGTAACTTTAACCAACGATGTTAAAATTCCTCGTAAGTTAGTACCAGCTTTTTGACCTTCGATACCTTTATTTGAAAGTTCTCCAATTGCAGCAGCAGTTTCTTGAACAGACAATCCAGCAGCATGCGCTTGAGGTCCAACATAACTCATGGCTTCACCCATATCGCTGAAACCAGCAGCAGTTGCATTAGCTGCGTAAGTGATTGAGTCTGTAACCATTTGAGTATTCTTCAAGGTTCCAGCGGTTGACTTAGATTTAAGTCCGAATTGTTCAACAATTGAAGATGTAGTATTCAAAACAGAACCTAAATCTTCGCCAGAAGCCATTGTGGCATCCATGATTGAAGGCATGGAACCTAATACTTGATTAGTGTTGTAACCACGACGAATCAATTCAGTCATACCATTATTAATTTCAGTCGTAGAGACCCCATACTTCTCCGACATGCTCTTAGAAGCATCACCAAGTTGGTCAAGTTGAGTTTTGTACTTAGATGTAACTGTTGCACCATTCGTCAGTAAAGGACCAATAGCCTTAATTTGAGAATCAAACTGAACAGCGGATTTAGTTGCATAAGCTAACCCAACAGCAATTGGCATACTTACTTTGGTAGTCATTTTTGACCCGATGTTACTCATTGAAGTTCCAACAGTAACTGCTGCTTTACTCATCTTATTGAGTTGACCAGTATAACCAGTTGTTTCGGCTCTAACCTTAGCCAATGCTCCAGCATTATTAATGTATTGAGTTCTTAAAGACATTAATTTAGCATTTGCATTCTGTAATTCAGTTGCTAGTTTAGCAGTTGATTTACTTGCTTTACCGTCAACTAAAGAATTTTTATAAGCCTTACCTAAAGCTTGAACTTGACGTTCTTGTGACATCATTACTTTAGATAAACCAGTTGCTTTTGCTGATAGAACATCAAACTCTTTACCCGACATCTTAGCAACCGACATTGATGACTTGAGTTCAGCCATGGCATACTTAGTCTCTTTTTTAACTCCAGCTAGACCTTTACCAAAATCAGAGTGGTCAAGTCCTAACTCGATGACCATTCTACCTAATGGTTCATCTGCCATTTATTTTTACCTCCTTTCCTCAATTATTGTTTTGCCAAATCAAAAAGACTCATAACGGGAGCATCACCTGGATCAACTCCCATGATTCCAGGAGTTACTTTTACACCAGATTGTGTCGTTTGAGTCTTCTTACTTTCTTTTTTGGATGTAGCATCCATAATTTGTTGTAATGTTTTAAAATCAATATCATTCATAACGGAACCGAGCGTATAACCTGGTCGATTTTCAACAATCAAACCAACCGCTGCTAAAACTCTCTCACGAGCTTCACTTATGGTTAATCGTTCTTCGGTTCCGTCTTCACGTTTTTTGGATCTACACCAGCAATTTGATTGAGAATATTTTCCAAAGTGTCTCCAAATGTTAATGCATTGAGGCCATCCCAAATTGTATCTTCAGTAACTGCCTTATCGGTAAATACATCAGCAATAAAATGAACACGCTCGTTGTACATGTCTCGAATGCTTTTTTCTCCCTCAAAATCAATCAAATCTAATGCACCAATAATTACGTTCGCTGGAATGAAATCCTCAACAAATGTTTTTTTCTTACCTTTAATCAATAATGTTAATTTCAATGGTTCAGACATAAATCATTCCTCCATATTAAAAAGCAAGGCTAGATTCTCGATCTAACCTTGCTTAATCTTATTTAGTCGTTACAGTGATAGATACTGTAGAATCATCAGTTAATGTGGCAGTTCCACCAGTAACCGAACCATCAGTTAATTCAAGTTCGATTGCTTTAACTGATGCACCTGTTGCGCCATCGGCACCTTTATCACCCTTTGGTCCAGTTGGACCCGCAGGACCCGTTTCTCCCGCATCACCTTTAGGACCTTGTTCACCATCACCAACCGCTGCTAAATCGTTTTCGATTGCATTTAATTTAGTAGCAGTGATTGTATCTCCAGTTTTCCATTCGTTTGCAGTATGTGCCATTTAAATCACTCCTTACGCAATTTTTGCTTGACCAACTTTTGCTGTTTCAACTTTGTCATCTGGATCAGTATCGCTTCCGTTCTTTGGATTAAATAGTTGATCTTCGAATTTCTTAATAACTTCAGCATCTGTTGTGACGTCGCCAATAAATTTCTGCATTGATTCACCATTTGTATCATCATCAGCAGTAGAAGCACCAACCGCCACAGTCCATGAATCTGGTTCAGGTGTAAATGTCTTATTGGAGTCTAAAGTACCCAAGCTAATTTTTTCACGTGCGAAAGTTGCTTGATAGAAACCAAATAGAGCGATTTCTCCAGTATCTTCCTTAGTTTCCATTTCAAATGCACAATATGGTGGCATGGTTGAATTACCAGCATAAGTAATTTTATCCGCATCAACTCGATATCCAGATAGCACATCGGCAACTTCTTCTGGTAAATCTAAAATACCTAATGTACCTTTGATATCACCAACTCCACCACGAGAGATGTAGTAGTCAATATCAGACGCATCCACCTTCACCGTATCTTTGGTTAATCCAGTGATTTCAGCGGTAACAGTACCACCTTTGTGTGGCTTACCTTCAACGATAATCAAATCACCTTTCTTAGTTCCATCTTCATTGAATGGTTGAATCTTTAGTCGTTTCCATCCTAAATACATATATCTTTCCTCCTAATAATTTGTGTCATAAAGTGCCGTGTTACCACGGTATCTTCGTGCATCAACAAAATGACCGGTGGTCTCAAAGTATTCATCGAGTCCATCGGTCATCTGTCCATAATTTAGTTTTTGCATTTCTTCTTTAATTTCATGTTGCGCTAGCTTAGCTTCCTTTCGGTCTGGTGATTCGACTGCAATTTGAAAAGTAAATTCAATCTGCATATCGATGTCACTAGCCGAATTACCAGAAATTGGTGGTGCTAACGGTTGAATCAAAATAAAGGTTCTACTCTGATCGGACGTTTCTGGATAATCATATTTTTTAATACGATAACCACCGTTAGCAGTCTTAGTTAAACTAGCGATCGTTGGATTATTCTTTAATGCTTCATAAATAATTCCAATCATATCTTTAAGTTCGGTCATAGTAATTTCTCCAGTTCATGACGTTCCAGTGATTTGACAGCATTTCTTGAAGAATCAAAAGTCTTCTGAATCTTGCCAATTCCATTTGGACTGTATCTTTTACCGTAGCGAGTGTACCCAAATTCATTTAAATGAACTAAACGGTATCTTTGCCCGCTACCAGAACCGGACCAACCAACATTAATCGTTCTAACTCCACCACGAAGACGAGGTTTACCAGTGGTAACTTCAATTACTGTTTTCCCAGTATCACGATAAGACGATACGGCATTCTTCAAATTGACAGCCATTAATCGACCAGCAATCCGAAGTGCTTCATTTTCAATCTTAGCCAACTTACTAGGTTTAAATTTCTCTTCTAATTTAGCAAGAACCTCGTCTACTCCTCGTACATCAACACTCATGCGGTCACCCCCAAAACAACAATCACGAAACGGTCATCTTCGAAATCTGGACGAACGTCCAAAATGTTCCAAAGAATATAATCACCATTAGAATCTTTGTACCTGTAATCAGTAATAACAACGGAATCGTTATAAGCTGGCTGGTACTCACCTCTGGTATCTCGAACCTTTATTGTGACCCCTCGTTTAACTCCATGCACATCTAAGATTGCATTGTCCTTATTGCTTGAGCCATAAACTTGAGCAAAACAATCAAACACTGGTTCAGTTGGCATTTGACCAGGTTCACCATCTGGATTTTCAGTTTGATGATAAAAACTGACTGGAATCCGTAAGTCACCACTAGTCGTTTTTGGTTTCTGATATTGACTCATCATCATCATCACCTGCCCCAAACGTTAAACTAGCCGATACACCTAAAATTTGACTTTGAAAATTACCTTCGAAGAACTCAACTGAATCGTTATAAACATAGCGTGAACGTTCAATAACTAAGCTTTGAACTCCTTCGTTGGTAATATCATCACTACCAGTCATTCGCTTAATTTCAGACTTAGACTCTTCCAAAATCGATTTTAAATTTTCATCTTCTGAATCATGAAAAATGTGTAATCGTGATTTAAATTTTTTTAGTAAGTTATCATCTACCATCACATCACCTCGTTAACCAGTGCTAACAAGTCAGATTTTTTAGAAATTCCATCATGCTTAATCTCATGTTCATCTAACCAACTGGTGATTTCAGCAATGGTATTTTTGTTAGAAACGCCGTCTTTTAACGGCGACTCTATTTTCCCGTGTCACCACCAGTTGTTGGGCCAGTTGGTGCTGAACCAGCGCCGGACAATTTCAAATCGTAAACAGCCGATGCAGTATTGTCATGTGCTTTACCATAAAGGAATTGTTTAGCAGTAAAGAGATCTAAATCTTCCAAAGCCAAAGTTTGATCAAATTGCTTAATTTGAAGTGGACCGGCTTGGAATGCATCGTAACGATCTGGAATAAACGCAATCACTTTACCTTCTGGTACGAATTCCGATTCAACAGTTGTTAGTCCAAATGGCATTGCTGTAACAAATTGACCGTTCAAGTTTTGAATCATGAATTGAGCTTCAACATCCAATGTATCACCAGGGGACATTGCCAAAACTGTTCGACCTGTAGCAACTACTGGATGACCGTTTTCTTTCTTGGAAAGTCCTTTAATTACTCCTGCTAATTCTTTGGCAGCCGTTTTAGTATCCGCAAAAGTTAGTTCACCAGCAGACGCTTTTTCAGGATAAGCACCGTCTGTAACGGCCACGCCTTTTGAAACATCACGATTTAAACCGATTGGTTTATCTTTACCATCCCCAGTCAAGAATGCTTCTTCTGACGCTACGGCAAAGGCTTCTGTAATTTGAGTTACAACAAACTTCTTAATCCATTGTGGTCCAAAGTCTTCTAAATCCTTTGGAACAACAACGAACGCAGTTGCTTTGTTTTGAGTTGCATCGTCTTCAGAGAAGCTGGCATCTAATTGGCTCTTAATTTCACCAAAGATTTTGCCCCATACAACCGTTCCATTCGTATCAGATTTGATAATTTTTAGGCTAATACCATTGTTTTTAAGACCGATTGCAGATAAGAATGGGTGTTGTTGAACCATATCTTCAAAGATTTCATCAACCGTTGTTTGTGGCAGAATCTTTTCGCCAGTGGACTTAGTATCTGTATCCGTCTTGAGTTCGTTAAAGAACTTAACCTCTTCGTTAGTCATCTGCATTTGATGAGCATTTTCAAGTTCAGTCATCTTTTGTTCCGTGATGGACTTAACTTCGTTTTTAGCATCGCTGCCAAGCGCGTCCATCATGTTATTTAAAGCCGTTTCTTTGGCTTCACTAGTTGCTTCTGGATCCATGGCAATTTTTGCGTAATTGGCACGTTCTTTGGCAAAGTTTTTGTAATCACCAAATTTAATCATGTATTATTTCCTCTTTTCTTTGTATTAAAAAACGAACGGATCAATATTGACCTGTTCGTTTTTAGGTTTATGTGTATCTACATTTTTTAATCTTTTTGCAACTGCATCAGCAATATTTTTCACTAAATCATCCGACACTGGCACTTTTTTATCACTATCCAAAATAGCAGTTGTGAACTTATCAATCACGTTTTGTGGAATCATTTCAGCATCGCTGTTTGCAAATAAAGGCGCTTCATCAGTAGCTTCACCATCGAAATTAATCACGGAATCGATTAAGCCTGCTTCTAATGCTTCGTCAGCCGTATAGAAGGTTGTTTGAGCCATAATATTTAGAATCTCTTCTTCGGATTTCCCTGTCTTGCTCATGTAAGCTTGAGCAATCGATTTATCTGTTCCTTTTAAAACCTCAGAAATTTTTTCGAGATCATTATGATCACCTTCGCCATAAGTTGACGAATTATGAATCATCATCCTTGCCGTTGGGGACATCTCCAAAGTATCGGCACCCATGGCAATTACCGAAGCAGCGCTTGCTGCCATTCCATAAATCTTAGCCGTTATTTTTCCAGAATAAGATTTAAGTGACGTCCAAATATCACTAGCGGCATATACATCTCCTCCATTCGAATTAATAATCAATTCGACATCGGCTGTTTGCCCAGAAAGTTCATCATTAATTACAGATGGTGACGTATAAGGTAAATTAAAATACTCATAAAACGCCGAATTTCCGTCAGAGATAATGGGTCCTTTAACATCAATCTTCACTGTCATCTTCCTCACCTCCCTTCGTATCAGTCGTGTAGTTCTTAGTGATAATCACTCGGTCGACATCTGGCAATGGCTCTAATCCCATAGCTTCACGGACTTCATTAATCTTCACGACGCCACTTGAAGCCAACTTATCAACCTTCTCTGATAACTCAAGAATGTTAGGTTGATCAAGTCCAACCGCTTCAATGTACGCATCACCTGCCAATACTTCGTTTTTACTAAAGAACTTAGCATTCAGTTCATCCCGAATCTTTTTCAGCAACGGAGAAAGGCAGTAACGATTAAACAACGTTGTATTCTCATTGCTTTCAACATTCGACCCATGGATTAACGCTGTTGGAACACCGATAATACCAGCAATATCATCAATAAACGCATCCTTGACTTGATTAATTTCATCAAAGTTTTGATTCTTTGCTGTACTATTACCTAGTTCTTCGTAATCAAACCCTTTAGTCGTTGGAACAATCGCCACGGACTTTTTCTCAAACGAAGCATAGATGTTATCAATATAGTTCTGTAAGGCTTTCTGTTTAGCTTCCTGTGTTCCGGAAGTCATATTAGCTTTAACGTTCGCTCGAATTTGGTTATTACGAAGTTGGAGATTAAACATGCGTCCCATTAGTTCACCATAATCTGACCAGAGTCCGTTTAGATAACTATCCAAACGAGCATTCCCGTACGTTAAATAAATTACATCGTCCATGCTAAACGTTCGTTCAAACTCATAATTTTTGACTACCACTCCGCTAAAAGAGTCCGGATATAACGCATATTCATTTCTGATAAAACTATCAGCAATCAATAAATCATTTGTATCACTCTGAACAATTAATACTTCACCTTTACGCAATAACTTGTATACTGCTTCTTGCCAGAAGTCGCCAGCTGATTTATCGGTATTCGGTCGTACATTTAAATGATAATAAGCTTCATCTTTAACTGGTTTGTGATTTTTTAAAACTCGAAATTCTGTCTGACCAACTGCTCTAGCAACAAAATTGATCACTTCATCAATGGCCAAACGTTTCATGTACGCACGCTCCGCCGTACTTTCGTATTCCTCAAGGTCATAAATAAAGCTTGAATCATGACGTTGTGTAAATATTTCCGCAAAACTACTAAACACACTCATACGTTCACCTCCCTTCGATTAGAAATTAAGTCCATTCAATAAATCGAGTGATTCTTCCGGATCAACATCCTCAATCTCATCAACCCGATATTGACCATACTCAAATGCTTTAAATCCGTCGGTTTTTCGACGGCGTTCTTCTTTCTTACCATATTTTTTATTACCGCGCGCATCAACGGTTACTAAAACGTTCTGCGTATTCCAACGCAACAATGGGTTATCACCCCATACAAATTTGTTAGCAGCAAAGCCGTCTTCAATTCGAGGAGCTAATAATCCATCGATTGCCGTTGGATTTTTAATTACGTCAACTTCGAAATCAGCATCTTCAAAGAATTTCCTTAATAAATCAGCTCGGAAGTTATCAAGAACGACCTTATCAATCACGTATTTCTCACGCATCTCGGTAAACCAATTGACAACCTCACGGGGATCAATTGTTTCAGTATTTAGGATTGTTAATAGTCCTTGATCTTCCCAATCTCCAATTGGGGCAACGTTACGAGGCCGATCAGCTGGATTCGCTGAATATCCATAATACTTATCAACAAATTGCTTACGAGCAAACTGATGCGAGATAAAGTAGACCTTGCCGCCCATTTTGAAAGTTAAACCGCAAGCAGCAAAATCTCGCATACTGGCAAAATCAAGTGAGCCAACTGCCTCTCGACCTTCTAATTGATCAAGTGGAATTGGTTCATTGGTTGCTTTAATTTGCTCATATGGAGCGACCGACTTTTCAGGATCCTTTAATGGTAAATCCATTCGTTTAGTTAGAAATTCTTCTCGCATGCTGGGCTGGGACTGCATCTTTAGATACTGCTTCCGAATCTTTCGGAATAATGTCTTACCATAACCAGTTAGGGGTTTAGAAAGCATTGGATTAGCTTTTTCCCACATGGTTTCGTCATCAACTTCCTCTTCAGAATCTAATTTGCACCAGAATGGAAACATAGTATCCGGCGGTAGTTTACCAACCATAACCTGTAAAGCAATATCCTTCTTCTCGTCCAGATAGCCGTCACGAACATATCCATCCGATCCAATTTCAAATTGCCGAGATTCGGGTACCTTACCTAATCCAGACTCGTAAACCGAAACTCCTGAATCGTCCTGATACATGTGAATTTCATCAAACACATCAAAGCCATCACGCAAACCATCTTTGGTTTTCCCATTAGATGTTTGATACATCACAATTGAATTAGTTGCTTTTGATTCAATCTGCGATTTATTCGCATTAAACGAATCACTGAGTACGTCATTTCTTTTAACTACATTGTAGATTTCAGTAATCGAAGTTTTAGCCTGGTCTTCCGAATTGGCCACAATCGAACCATTGTAACCAGGTATTCCATTTAATTGGCTAATTAAAAATGCCCCCAGTGAACTGATCGTTCCATTCTTACCAGCACCACGCCCAACCACCCAAAAATGCTCATCATAATACACATCATCTGTGGTCTTATCATAAAGAAAAATGAATGCTGCTAAAAATCTCTGATATAAAACTGTCGGAAAAAACCATTTTTCCGTAAAGTTAATATAATCTTCAATTTTTTCTTCGTTGAAAAAAAGCTGGTTGTTATTTAGGACAAACTTCTCCAAATAATCAATCAGCATCACTCGTTCTTTGTTTAGTTTTATTTTTCCCGTTTTATAGGCGTTTATATAGTCATCTACGTACTTTTGATGAATCATACTAGCCCGCCTTTACTATTACTTGAGGGGGCATTTTGGGCGTGATTTTCGATAGTGTTTTTAGTTGATTTAATCGTCTTAAAAATCTCATTTTCCAAATTTAAAAGTTGAGTATTCAACTTCTCTTTTTCTGGAATTGCTGGATTAACCTTAGTAAATTTTTGATTACCATTCTCAACTGTAATGGTGGCTCCGTCCTTTTGTATCGCTGTTCCTAGCTTTTTATATAATTTTTTTAAATCCAAATAGCGACTGATTTTTTCTTGCAATAGAATGTTGTCTTGGTCACTATTATTTTTAAAATATTCTTCAATTTTTGATAAACTCAAACTCCCCACCCCCCTCGTTTTAATTTTTTTCTCTTTTTTCTTGGAAGTCGAGCTCACCCACCGGTTCTCAATTTCAATAATTACACTCAAATTTTTGACCCGGGGGGCTTATTTTTCTGAAAATTTCGTCAAAAAAGCTTCAAAATCTGTGAATAAACATTTCTGAATGTAATACATTCCACTGAAGTTCTCCACGTCTGCATTCATCTTCTTACAATAGTTCTTTGCTCTGCGTTCACTATAGTAAACACGATGTGCTTGCAGCATGTTCGCTTGTGGATCACGCATAACTACATAGACTATCACTTGGCCCTTTGACTTATGCTTCATCTATTCATCCATCCTTTACAATTTGACTTTAGCTTCATACTTCGTTCGATGACCACATCGTTTGCATTCTATGTCACCAATTAACCACCACGAGAAATCATTAAACTTACTATTAATTACTTTGTACTTATGTCCAAACAATAAACATCTCAATCCCATCGTTCATCATCCTTCCACTTATTAGTATGCTTACCCTTACCATTACTTCGATAGTTCATTCGACCATGACGTTTGTTATGACAGTCTTTGCAAAGCGTACGTAAGTTATCTTCATCAAACCTAAGCTCTGGATAATACTCCAGCTCTTTAATATGATCAACTTCCAATACTGTATTCATATCAGTAACTACCAATCCATTAGCTTTACACCATTGGCATTCATGGTTATCACGTTCCAATATATGATTGCGTAACACTCTCCACTTAGTGCTGTTATAGAAAGCTGTTCGCTGTTCTTTAGTTAACTTAGATTGCATAAGCATTGATAAGCCTTAAGGGCTTGCTGTTTAGTAAAGCCACGTTTAACTAATTCATCAATAGCTTTTACATCATCTCCACAATTTCCCAAACAGTACTCATTACCAGAACTAATCTTGCCAGTATTGTTATCAAATATAATTTGTTTAACTTTGTCATCATCAAAGTATTCAGCGACCACTATGTTAATACCATTGGATGATGCTGTCTTTGTTATGAACTGATATGATAATTGAACAACTGGATAAGATTCACCATCTATAAATAACTCTGGTGCTCTATCTGGTTTAACTACCAACACTGGTAACTGTTGAGATAGATAAGCTGTATCATCTACCTTCATTACTCTAATGCTATCAACGATTGGATAATCTCTACCTTGACCTAGTATTAATCTCTTTAACCAACTCATTATCTATTTACCTCCATGATTAAATAAATATGCTCGAACAGTTCTATAATTCTCTTCTGTTACATTACCTGGCACGTAACGTGCTGCAATGTCTGAACCATAATGATATGTTGACCTATAACTATTAAAGTAATTAAGTCCTCGTACTATTCTTCGCTTCATAATTAATCATCTCCCATTATCATTAACGATTGAATCCACTCTAAATCAGATGGTTTCATATGCTTCAATGCTAATGGTGAAACATCTACTTCGAGATATTGTTGAAGTGCATCTATACGATGTTGTCGTAATGAAATATGTTCTATAGTCACACCAGATTTAGAAATAAACATGTGTTTAGTTGGAACATAATCACCAGTAGCAAGATATTTTCTATTTCGTATATAATCTTTAAACTCTTCATACGTATCAGTTTGTGTGAAACCAATAATAAGCACTCTCATATATTTACCTCCACAATATATTCACGTGTTTCTCCATTACCTTGTTTATCCATTGTTTTAAACCTAACGCACCATTTAGTCCCGCCAAATACTGGGAATCTAATCTTCATTGGTTTAGGAATCTTAAGTAATGGCAATGTACTAAATAAATGTTCATCAATCCATTTGTGTTTTAATAAGACGTCCATTTGATCATCTCCATAATAAAAAGCCTTAATAAAATTAATCATCAAGACTTTGCAAAGTTTTATTTAATTTTCTCCTGTAAAATCCATTAAGAAATTCTCCTTCACCCACGGCCAAACATCTACCGAATCGTCTGCAACTCGAAAATATTTATCGTTAGCCATCGAAATAGCAAAGTTGTTTAAATCTATGTGTTTATAATCAGGAATTACAATTGATCCGTTGTATTCAAGATACTCATGAGCATCTTTAGGTTTAAAAGCAAAGTTCATTACCCTTTCGTCTTCATTGTCCACCGGAGGATACGCTAAAGCATTTAAATTTTGAGGATTATCTAAATAAAAATTAGACAGGTAATTAGAGATTTTGTAAACATTATCTCCATATCTCTCTGAAGGATATGAGAACAGTTTATGTATCATATTGGAATATACCTCTCCCGGATCAGTTACATTATCAAAACGTTTACCAATAACATTTGCTTTAAGGTCTTTTTTTAATTTATAAGAACTAAGAATCACAGCTTGTTCCCTATTATTTTCAACTTGGTATCTTATCTCTTTGAACGTTTGTAAAGGATTATTCGATAAATAAAATACAGATTCTCCAGGCTCATTTAATCTCCCATAAGACTTAACACATTGTGCCGGTGCTTCCCAAAATTCGGACTTTCTCCAATATCCTGCATCTTTTAAATTTTTCCCGGAAACACCCATAAGCCTTGAACGCAAAAGTACGGTTCCTTGTGTCAAGTTGTAAATCAAAAACTTTATAATAAATCGATTTGGTAAAATTTCTTTCAAATCTTTAACGGATAAATTTGAAATATTATTTAAAACATATGAAGCTTTGATTAAAGCTTCATCAAGAGATTCATCTTCATATCCTGGTATATCATACCTGCTATTAATATATTTTTTTATAAAATATTTATCTTTCCTCAAAACTACGATTCTCCTCAAAAATTAACTAATATAGATAAGTTTACTTCATGGTTTCTGGAAGATCTATATAAAAAGTCACACAACAATTAAGTTATGTGACTTTGATGTTATTTTTTATTGATAATATGCAATATCACAAAAAATATTATTGTAAAAATAAAAACGAGTATCAGCCCGCTAAATATGAACTCTGTGGAAAAATCTATATTAACCAATCTACCACCTCACACGTTATCTATCTCTTCCTCTATCTCACCGATCAAAATCATATATTCGTTTTCAGATTCTTTAATATCACTAATTTTAACTTTTAATAAAGTGAGCGGATCAATTTGCTGACCAGAAAAATCTTGTTTTAAACTACAACATAAAAAGGCTACATAAATCATAAATTTGCTGTTACTTTTTGATTCTCTCTCCAAGTCCGTTTTCATATCTGTATAAGTATATTGAGTCATTAATGATAATATATTTATTGTTTTAACTGAGCCATAGATCACAGTTTTATGAATTAGCTTGTTAAGTTTATTAACATCACTGACTGGTTCCATATAAATTAAAATTTTCGACCATTCTTCAAGAACTTCTTTTTGTTCTTTCCCGCCTAACTCTTTAAAGTAAGATTCTATTTGTATTTCATGGGAATCTCTCGTTTTTTGGTCTTGCAATATTCGATTTTCTAACATATAAGGTAACCTATTAATAAATATAACTATTAAAAATAGTAAACCGCTTATCAACCATCCCAAAAAATTTGTCATTTATAACACCCTCCAAATAATTTCGCATATGAGTAAGTTTACTTCATAGCTTCTAGAAGGTCTATATAAAAACAAGATGGTAAGGATTTGCACCTTACATACACTGGATTTTGTACTCTCCTACTTGTCCGTGGCTTCTTCCAACCTTAGCTTCGGATAGCGTCTACCTATTCCGCCACATCTCACCTGGTAGTTGTCCCCGATGGTTTCCGAGTAGGACTTATGCCAGCCTTTAATATATCTCAAAACGATATATCACTGGACTTCTTTTGTGTTTGCTCCGTAGCTACCAACTACGTCAAACACGCCAGTAATAAGACTGTAAGGAATCGAACCTTACAACAAGCTACACGTCTCCTAATAATTTATTTGTCGAAAAGAATCGTGCTTGTTAACCATTTGTCTCACTTGAAAGATTAATTTTGTACTTTGTCTTCTGGAGGAAATCCAAGTCATTTACTAATCTTTCGATAATACTAATTTAACATGCTAAAACGCATAATTACTCGCAATAGTCTCGCAAATTCCTTTCAAAAATCTTTCAATTTTCTTGCAAAAAACTTGCACTTTTTACATACTCTCAAATAATGAACCTGCCATATACGATTCAGCAAATTCTTTTAAAGCCTTATTTCTTAGCCTATAGAATTGGCTTTCGTCAACATGTAGAATACCAGCTACTGCTGTATTGCTTGGTTCTTCAAAATCAAAATATTTAGTAAACAGTAATTCTTGTTCATCTTTTTTTAACCACGTTATAGCTTGATAAATCTCTTTTAGTTCTTGTTGAGCACTAGCTTGTTTAATTAACCGAGCTTCAACCTGATTCCCGTATGGACTGTTAGCAGGCATGTTATCCATAGTTGGTGATTTAAGATCGGTTAGATTTTTTCGAGCTATTCTCATCAGACTTCTACATTTTCTGAGTTTTCTATCAGCTTTCTGTGCGATTAAGTCCATGCCTTCAGCTCCCGTGCTATAATAGTATTTGTCTGAGATACTGTCATAGCGGAAGCTGTGGCTTTTTTATTTGTGCAAATCCTTATACAAATTACCCATTCGCTTTTGTTCATTTTCATCTAGGGTTATTACATCGTGAATTCGTAAGTGTTTAACCACTTCATTAATACTTAAAACAACGTTTCTGATACTAATTAGAATCATTACCAATAAAAAAACAACTATTATTTGAAATATCATGCTTCCACCTCTTCATAAGTCTTCTTGAAGATTTCATCAGCAATTGCCCAATGTTCGCCCTCTACACCTGTAGCAATCCAGTCACCCGGATTAATCTTCATATCACCTTCGATTGTTTTAATTCTCCAATCTGGTTTAGGTTCACCAGTTTTTAATATGCTCATCATATTCTCAAGTTTTTCAGATGTTGTCCACGGAACTCTTTCAAGATTATTGAATACATATTCTGGAACAAACTCATCTGGATTAAATTGTTCAGCCTTAATTGTTGCTGTTTTGCGATATTCTTTTAACATTAGTATTCTACCTCCAATTTTTCTTACCTTTAGCCAGCTTCACTCATACCACGAAAGTATTCACATTGATAATCCGCTATTTCAATTTTTCTACCACGGAAGCCTTTATCTAAAACAAAAATAGTTCTTTCATCAATACGACCGAAGATATCAATTGGGGTCTTTAGCTTCCAACGTGTAATAACTTCTTTCACTTGATAAACCTCTCCGCTCGGGATTCTTACGTAATCACCAATTTTTGCTTTCATTGTTCGTCCTCCAATTCTTCTAGCTCTGCTTCAACCATCGCTCTAAATTCAAGTTGGTTCGCTAAAATAGTTACACCAAGTTCTGTCGGCTCTAAAAGATATTTATTTTGTAACTGCAATGTTCCAATTATGATTTCTGATATCATTTCACCTGTCGCATATCCGTCAGCATACGTTGGTAAGACTTCATCTACGATGAAATTTTGTACTTCTGTTACTTCTGATTCAGTCATCTTCTACCTCCTTGCTGTCAATTCTTAGTGTTACATGATTTCCTTCCTTTAGCTCATCCAAAATCCAGTTAGCTAACCTTGTTGCATCGTTGTCAGATAAATCAATTTCCGAATCTTGAAATGAACCAATACTAATATCATTTGAGCCCATTGGAAATTCTTCCGTCCATTCAAATATGCTTAACTCAGTCATCATTCATTCTCCAATTTCATAAAGAATAACCAGTGCGTTTTACTTCGTTTATCACCAAATAATGGTTTAACTTGTGTTGCCTTCAAAACTTCGCTTAACTTAATCTGGTCATCGTTCCATTTGAAAACTAAAGTCCCATTCGGTTTTAAAACCCGCATACATTCTTCAAATCCACGTTTTAAATCTTGTGGCCACGTTGGTTTATCAAGCTTTCCGTACTTTTTAACTAGCCAAGAACTATCGCCCGCTTTTACTAAATGAGGTGGGTCAAATACAACGAGGTGAAACGAATTATCTTCAAATGGTAAGTTTCGAAAATCTGCAACCACATCTGGTTTAACTTCGATTATTCTTTCTTTGCCACGATCCATAGCCGTATAAGTTCCTTGTCGTTTGTCGCTAAAAACCACGTTAGGATTATGTTTATCCCACCAAAACATTCGAGAGCCTGCTGTTACATCAAGAATTGGCTTACTCATCCTCTACCTCCGATTTATCTACTGGCTTATTTATGTTTATGAACAATCACAAACGCTGTCATAATATCACGGCAAAAAATTACTTCACCAACATCTTCTATTTTTGTATTTGGTGGCGGAATAACTCTGCCTTTATGTTTAAAAATAAATTCGTTATTATCTTGTTGTTCCTTTTTCAGTTGAGGCTTACTCATCTTCTACCTTCAATTTTCGCCCACACATTGGACAATATTTAATGCTCCATCCATGGTTGTATCCGATTTCTGGCGCACTAACCCAAACACCAAGAGTTGGCTTATTATCAAAATCCAATTGCACCCCACCTCCAATGGCATGAATTGCTTCGCCCGATTCGTAATGAATTGTTTCAAACTCCTTTGTCGGAAAATAGCTTCCGGTTTCATCAAAGTTACAATATTTACATTTACTCATCTTCTACCTCCTCAAACTCAAGCAGTCCAGCGTTATTGTAAGCATCGTATTCGGACCAATGGTCTTTGAGCCATTGCTTTGTAAACTTAGTTTTTGTACAGCTATCTAGTCCTGTAGTATCTACAAAAAACTCTTTAAAATTAACATCATAATTTAAATAATCTGCAGTCCCCACAAATCCTTTTAATCTAACATATTTTTCAATTTTACTCTCAACCTCGTAACCCTTGTCCCAAGCGCTAATGTACTTCCTAACATTTTCATCGCCATTAGCAGCAAAAAACCAACAGTACACATCGCTTTCATCATCCTGGTCAAACGCGCTTCCTAATGCACCTCGTAGAGTGGAACCATGTCTCCTATGATATTTAATATCATTGGCAATAAACTCAGGAATAACTACTTTCTTTGGTTCGTCTAACTTTTCTGCTAAATCAATTGCCTTTTTTAATCCGCCAAAATAGCCATCATAATAATCATCATGTTTGGCGTCTACTGCGTTATCAGCTGCGATTTTTTCAAGTGTTTTTACATACTCATCTTTAGTCATTATATTTCCTCCACTTTAAAATTAATTCCTAGTCCTAACGTACTAAGTTCTGCATGCAATATTGAAGCTTTACTAATTGCTCGTTCTTGACTATTAAACGTAGTAGCTTCTTCACGTTCTGCATCTAACTTATGGTTGTGTTCCTCTAATTTTTTATAATATTTATCATTTGCTAAATTCTTAATTACCCACACGTTGCTGGTACCTCCGTTTACGATCTTCTTCAATTAAAGCTTTGACTGATTTTTCAAGTTCTTTTAATTCTTCTATAGTCCAATGACTACCAAATAATTCCGTTACAATCTGTTCCATTTTCATTGTTCGAACATCTCCGTTTGACCATCAGTTTCTTGTGGTTCTGTATCTAGTTCAGTCTGAGCTGGTGTAACTTTGACAATCACATCATATCCAGCTGTATTAGATAATTGAGTAGCCACTTCAAGGAAATCTGTATCTTCTGCGGCCAATAAAACTTGCGCTCCGTTCTTGTCCAAAATGACCTTTTTCATGTTTGCGTTAAATCTAAAACTGTTATCTTTCATTCTTAATTCCTCCTAAAATGGTAATAATATTTCTGCAATCACATGATTAAATTGCTTATTTGTTAAATTGTTCATCGCTCTGTGTACATCTGGGCGCTGATTGACTAAATAGTTAGTGTGGTTATTGATCCAAACAATAGTACTTATCATGTTTTGATTGCGTTCTTCAAA